TGATCGGTCAACGATGACGAGTGTGGAGGATGGTACGGTTGACACGAACAAACTCGGCGTTTTCGTTTCTCCAACCGATCAAATCAACACCGACATCTTGAAATTTTTTGGCCGGTTTGAGTTCGGCGACCTCGTCGGCGATCCGAAAGATGTGTACGCAAAGACGTACAAGAACTTCGAACAGTTCCGACGTTTGTACTTTGACCAAGGGGGCGGACAACTCGACTACTCAGCGTTTTTGAACTTGGTTCGTGCATACTTTGACAAGTCATTGTTCAAGTACGTGAAGAACTTGGTTCCAGCACGATCCAAGCTCATCAGCGGCGTGATGATTGAACCGACCATATTGGAACGTCCAAAGTTGCAGCAGAAGCCTGTGACGGGAAGTGCCGCATCTTCCACCACCGGTGTAATTATGATCACAAACGGTGGATTGTCCGGCGACGTATTCCCGCGGCTGTCTCAATCGTTGGATGTCAAAACCACCGGACTGGCGTTGTACGACGATTTCAATCGCTCGTTTTACGCCGATCAACTCGATCCGTACGGTTTCGGCGTTTTTGCTGACAATGGAATCACATATTATAATGGTGATTACTGGAGAGCCGACATCATTCCAATCAACCGAACAATGATCGTTGAATGTGACAAACGAAAGCCTATCGCATCGGCGTCAATGTACGAAATGATAAATGCTGACGGCGGCCGGTATCAGATTGTGTCCAAAAGTTTTGAAGCGGTCAATCTGTCCAGATTTCCGTTGTTGTATCAATACCCGATTGCTCCTACAATGGTTCTTCATACAGTTGACGTGGGTGTGCAGAGTCAACGTACCGAACTAAATTTTTCTGGATCACTAATGTTTCAAACTGGGACGGGCATGTGGGCCTCAGTGGGACAGATCATCGGGCCATCAACGTATTTTTACGACACGACATTGTCCACATCAGTTCCGCCCATCACACTGGACGGAGTCATCCGCATGTCCCCAAATGTTATATCGGGAAGTTTGACCGGTCAGATCGAGGATGATATTGGTATTCGTGGACAAATTTTGACACCATCGGTCGTTCATCTCAGCGGATCATACAATTTCTCAACGCATGTATTTTCGGGACGTTTGATCTTGGATACGACGTCGCCGCTGCAATGTGTTTTTTACACGATAGATCGATCCGTGACGATCTTCGACGTTTTTCAGTCCAATACGAAAGGTGAATTGTTCGCAAGTATCGATGACACGTCCTACTCATATCGACTGGCAATCTCGTTGCAGAACATTCCGTCTGGATCTCGACCTCTGAATGGATATTATAAAACCCACTACCGATTCAAGAAGCCCGTGTTTTCTCGATCAGTCGTCCGAGTTCCATCGGCGGATGGCACAATTGCGCATTTTCGTAAAGGATTGCAGACCCAACGGACAACTGTTCAGGAAAATGGACTACTGGACAACAGTCCACCAGTAGTTATTACAAAAACGTCGTAAAATAGTCAAAAGTTTTTAGCATCGTATATTTATTGGTGTATGGCATGCGGAATATACAATATTACGAATACGGTGAATAGACACTTCTATGTTGGGTCAACGGCCAATACGTCCGTTCGATTTTCACGACACCGGTGCGACTTGAGGTCGGGAAAACACGATAACGCCCATTTGCAGCGAGCGTGGAATTTGTATGGCGAGGAAAAGTTCGTATTTTCGGTTGTGCGTGAGTGTAGTTCGGACCAACTTCTTTTAGAGGAGCAATCTGATTTGGATAAATTCTACGGAACGCCCGATTGTTATAACTTGAGCCCAAACGCGTTCCGGCCAAACTTGGGTATACCACGAACGGAAGAGGTGAAACGAAAAATCTCGAACGCTCAGAAAGGAAAGCCACGATTCACCGCCGAACAGAAGGAACATTTGAGTGTAATACATACAGGACGAACACATTCGCCCGAGACGCGGTCGAAAATGTTGGGGAGATCAAGCTCAAGAGAGAATATCAGAAAAGCTCACGAATCAAATCTGAATAAACCGTTTTCGGTAGAACGACGCGTTAAAGTGTCACGTCGTCAACGTGAAATGTGGGAAAATCGGTCGGTTGAAAAACGGGAGGAATTGAGAAAAAAGATATCCGATAAAGTGCAACTTGCTATAGTGGAAGGTAGAGGTAAACCCAACAAAATTCCGCGTGAAGAGCACAAAAACATTATCGATCTATATTTATCAGGAACGATGAGTAAACGACAATTGGCATTTAAGTATGGGGTAACCCCAGGTTCCATGTCGAAATTTTTGAAACGTAACGGAGCATAATTCACATGTGTGCGTATACAAACAACGAAACCATAACAGTAGACGCGGTTCTGACGAAGAAGGGCCGTGAACTGCTGGCCGCTCAGGGTGGTCTGAACATCACCTCGTTTGCCATATCCGACGACGAGATAGACTATCGTCTCTACCAACCAAACCACCCGCAGGGTTCGGCGTACTACGACTTGGCTATTCGCAACACACCAGTTTTCGAAGCGTTTACGGATGAGACCCAAGTTCTCAAATATAAGTTGGTAACCCTTCCAGCGGGAGTCACGTCCATTCCGGTCATCTCCCTCGGCCAGTCGTCGATCAACGTCGACAAGGACTACAAGGGCGAAGTCGTGATTGTTCCGTCAACGAATCCGACCTATAACGCAACTCTTGGATATACCGCAATTTTGGCTAACAAGAACGTTGGAACGATCATCGGCGAGCAGTTGCAATCCGCAACGACCGCGACCATTCCGACATTCATCGGCGACGTGTCCTCGACTACGGCACAGGTTTCGTTGGGACTTCGGTTCCGATTTGTTCCGAATGCTTCACTCACACAGACAACCACAACTCGTCTTACCGTGGTCGGAAACGAGTCTGGTGGGTCAATCTCTATTCCGGTAACCGTTACGGTAAAATAATCAACGACCATGATTTTCCAAACATTTGACAGCACTGACATTGTAGCGGGACGCGTACAGGCGGTTTCGACTGGAATGTTCTCCGCAGGCGAACCGCATCAGACACATTTGTACACATCCAGTATGCAGTCGCAATCAACCGGCTCAACTGCGTTTTCTCCACTAAATGGTCTGTACTACCTCAACGTGTATGATACCGATCCGAACACTTCATTGACTTCCGAAGTGTATATGTCGGTGACGTATGGTCACGTCGCCGGCTCGGGTTCGTCCGCGGTTGACTTGGACGAAAACACTGGTAGCTTGATCAAACCGACACAGGCAATCTACAGTCAGTATCGGAACCTTCTTTTGACTCCCGGTGACGAGTTGTTCACGTTCGCGTCCGGTTCGGCTGACTCGAATGTATTGATTGACTCCTCGGACATTTACGTCATCAACTTTGCATCGGCAAAGGTGAAGGATAAACTTGATCCGGGGCAGTTTGAGATTCGGTTGACCGGTACAAATGGAGTATTTACGTTTATTGACGACTCTCGCCATAACGCAAGCGTATTGACGTCCACCGGCGGCAAACGATTCAATCTTTTGAGTGGAAGTTTGTCAACGGGTCAGATTGGACCAGGAGATTTTTACAAGGCAATTGGTTCGGTGTATCCCGATCTTGGAATCATCGTGTTCAACCCATCCGTATTGCAGCAGATTGTAGGCGATTCGCTTTTGGGATCATTGGGAACACCGGCCGCATCTATTAGCGATTTCGCCATGATGCACCGCCGATTCTACTCGGCACTGGCTCCAAGCAGCAACGCATCCATCACCGCGCGAGTGACCGAGTACGTTCCGTCCAGACACTACTTCGTCAGAGTCAAGAATCAGAACTTCAACTACTCAAACAATCCGACATTCGTCTGGTCGAGTGCTGAAGACCCGATCAACGCCGGAAACCTTCGTTTTTCGAGTTTCTCAACCGATCCAAAGGTCTACATCACGACCGTTGGTCTCTACAACGACAACAACGACTTGGTGGCCGTTGCGAAGTTGAGTCAGCCGATTCTCAAGGACTTCTCGGCAGAATGCCTCATAAAAATTCGGCTCGATTTTTGACATCTTGGCCAGAATTAGTCCGACCGATGTCGTTGTAGTCCGCTCAAAAGGTTGACCGAACCATATTTATAGGGCGATGATCAAACAACTCGCCA